TTACCCTGATAGGTTTTTCTTCAATGTCTCCAAATTTTCTTTTGTATCGTGAGAAAGCACATTGATAACCAATTCGGAAGGTTGGTCTGCCTCCTCTTTCTTTTCTACGGCTGTAACCTTAGACAGAGTATTGCCATTGTATACGCCAATACATTCGCCTTCGAGCTGCTGTTGGCGGATTGTCAATCGGAGATGCTCTATAGCTTCACCAAAGTGAGGGTCAGACTCATATCGTGCAAAAGTAGCAAGACTTATTCCACAAAAAACGCACAGGCCTTCGATGGTGTATGGGCGTGACACGGGAAGTTCTATCACCTCTCCTACCCTGGCTCCCGAACGGATCAGCTCAGCTTTGTGCCAAGGGTTGCAGTCGCACCATTCGAAGTATTTATATGCCTGTGCGAGAAGGCTACCCGGGCTTTCATACCTTATCTCCTTGCCGTTGTTTTCACGGCTTTTGTAACAGGTTTTGCGGGCAGCCATTATTTATCTTTTTTCAAATGTTTCTTTGCTGTCTTTGCCGATGCGGGTTGTAGTGCGGGAGTTTCTCGATCTGCAACACTTTCGTTATCGGAGCTTTTAGCAAGCCAGTTTTTCAACTCTCTTACTTTGCGTATCAGGCAACTGGCGCACGACTGAGGGGTTTCGTTTGTGCCGAAAACCCGATTGTATAATCCATAGATACGGCTCATCGAGTAACGGTGTGTTTTTTCTACTTCGCGTACCAATGCTTCTACTTCTGATCTTAATGCTAGATTTGTCATTTTATTATTTTTTTGTTGTCGATATATTTTACAAGGAAAAATATGATGAACGCAACCACGATGCCGATACCTGCCAAAGTCCACGATTGCCTCGCAAAAGCAAATATCCCCAACAGCACCCATGTGAGGTGAAAGGTGAGACAGGGACGACAGTTGAACGGTTTTCGGTCGAGAAAAGCCGACACTTCGGGAAGCCTTAGCGATAGCACCACTCCGCAATAAAGGGAGGTGACAATGCAACACAGCATCGTAATAATGATAGTTAGCGCATCCATATATAATAAGATAATTTTGTAGAGAAATAATGCAGTTTTTGGGGGAGGAAAGAGAAAAATATCCACCTCCCTTTTTGAAAAAGGGAGGTGGATAGATAAAATTATTTATATAAGATCTTATTACTATATCGTAGGATCTAATCCACCTACGCCATCGACGGATACAAAGTAATAAATAGTAACAGATTCTTTATCATTACTTGCTGTTACCCATATTGTCATCCCAAATCCCTTACTTATAATATGCTTCTTATCTACTGTAACAGATGCACTTGTCTTACTGCCTTTATATTCGACCGGAAAACCTCCATACCATTGAAATTTGGTTGCTCCTCTTATTTCGCTACCGAATGTTAACGACCCAACCCTATCGTATCGGCTTATATCGGTATAGTTCTTGATAGCATTGTAAGAAATGGTACTAGGGTTTGGATCTAAAATAATGCGAACACTGGAGTCTTCAACTGCATAGCTTTGTCCATTATAGGAGACTGTTGCCTTAGCAATGGCATTACCTTCACGTGCAGCATAATATACAGCTTCGCATGTGCCCTGTCCCGATAGTAGAGATAGTAGCATTGAGCCTTCCCAATTTACTACTACCTGGTCTCTTATATTAGAAGGAATATCTAATGTATAAGTAATTTTATTCCCTTGATAAACTGCCGAGCTACTCGGAATCATTTTGGCTGGCTTACCTTTTAAAGTACTTGATTTCTTTGACTGACATTGAATATAGGCATTTGCTCCCGAACTAATCCGAAATTTAGCTTGTACATTTAACCCAACATCCTTATGACTATATTTAACAATAAAGGTTATCGTTCGATAATCATCATTTGGCTTATTGTCTATTCTTCTTAAATAATTTTCATCATAAGTCCAAGATAGATCACTATATATATACAAGTCATCTGTTGATACATGAAGATTATAACTAATTGTATCTCCAGAATAAACCGATCCTGGACCAACTAATTTATAGTCACAGCTACTTCCTGTACCACCACCTGTGCCACCACCTGAATCATTACTATCAATAGATACATTATATGTTCCAGAATAAGAACTACTACCATTCGTATATGAATAAGAAAGTGTTCCGGATTGTCCTGCATTTGTCCATATCACATCTGCAGACATAGCATCAACGTCTTGTGACAGAGTTGTAGTTCCATTCAGGAATTTACCATTTGTTACTTTCCATGTGGCTTTTGTTCCTGATACACCATGAAAACCAGAAGTAATGCGATAATTATACGTTTGATTTACTTTTGGTCTAGACTCACCTGTTATCATAACAGTATTTTGAGCAAAAGACAACAATGTAAATAATGATAAATAAATCATCAATAAAATTTTCTTCATAAGCTTAATAATTAGTTTAATAATTCTTTTTAGAAATGTTTTGAATTCAATAAACACATGTGCACAATAAGATAATATTGAAGAAAAAAGATGACGGTTTTTTCACGATTGGGATGATATTTTTTTATGAAATAGCGAAATACTTCGCTCTTCAGTACGGCAGACAAGGATTATAGCCGCGAGCAATATACAGGACAATAAAAATTCCCCTCAAACATTTATCAGATAGTCTTTTATTCCTCCTAAGAGAAACTATCAAGGAAAATTGTGCGAAAAACAACCATATTGCTTTTTTCAATAACTAATAGATAGAGGTTATTGTATATTTTAACTATAAACATATAACATATTACAGATAACGTACTTAATACACCATGTCTGCTTTTACAGAGCCTCTTGACGGGGTAAGAACAACACACAAAACATTGCTAAACACCTCATATTAAGAGATAAATTATTTTATTCCCTTTTTATATGCTAACTTTGTCACGAATTTAAGGACAAGGACAATCATAAATTAAAGTAGGCTACTGTGAGAGCAGTTCAAACTACTTATCATACAATAAATCATTATGACTAAATATATAATTTTATTATTACTCATCAATATCAGCGTTTTCTCAAAAGCGCAGGTAACTATCGGGTGTGCGAGCGAACCGGTTTATGGTTCCATCCTGCAACTGAAAGAAAACGATTCGAGGGGCACGAATGCCACCAAAGGGTTTGGTTTTCCGAGGGTATTTTTATCAAAGGCAGACAAGTTGTTTCCAATGTTCGCAGATGGATACAACATCGCACAAGACACTATAAACGAAGGCCTAACGGTATACAACACCAACCCTAAGTTTTCAACCGGACGAGGCATATACACATGGCAGCTAAGCGACTCTATATACCAATGGATATCCCTAAGAACCAAAATATCGGTTGTGGAAAAGACGCTGGCTGTTGTTGTCAAACACAGCATACAGACCATCTTGCCCAGAACGAATAATTCAACAAATCCTGTGACAACAGATGTTGTATGGGATTCGATAAAAGGAATTAATACAGATGACATAAAAATTATAAACAACACAGATATATATCTACCTCCACTCAAAGACTTCAAGATAACGGGCTATGTAGGCATTTACAACAACTCCGTCAACAACGACGGCCAACCAACCTATATAGCCAGCCGGTTTTACCTTATAAAAGATGGCAAACCGACTGTAGAATCGCTACCAATATCTACATGGGGATATTCAGAATCCTCTACAGAAGCTTATCACGATGGAGGTGTTACAAACCCAATATGTATACTACACACCGGAAAAGAAGGCTCATTGATAAGAATGATAGCTAACGGACCGATAAACGACCGAACGACACGCATGGCGGCATCCACCCCTCTGAATGCCAAATACATGAGCTCGATAGGTAGTTATTTACTGATAGAAGAATTATAAATAAGCACCGCAAACTTTACATCTCATTATTATATCCTTACAAAGGAATATAAAATCGTTTTTTTACGCAAAAAATCAGGACTTCCCAACCTTATACTCTTATGTTCTGTCTTGCAATACAAGACAGAACATTTTTTTATGCCGGTAAGAATATATAACTTGTAAAAACATCTACACCAACTCTCTACGCCTTTCAGCAAACTCCTTATTGGCAAGTACACCTTTCTTGATACGTGAGATAGCCCGCTGTATATTATGCGCCTTAACCCCTGTAATTTCGGATAGCGAAGTATAATTTATCGCAGGCTTGAGCGAGATATACATCTTAAACAGCTCAAAATCTCGAATATCGTAATTATCATACACATATTGCATTATATCCGACTCCAACTTGCTTTGCTTGGCTTCTATTTCACGAAAATAGCCGTTATCTACATCCGACTTGTCGTAGTTGGGCAACAGCTCGCAATATCTGTTTTGCTTAATGCCCTCCGCCATCAGATTGGTATAATACGAACGGATAAAATAGTGCATATAATTCTCGATTTTGTTTCCCGAGAAGAGAATGTTCTCATACATTTTCAGGTAGCTGTCGTTAAAAACATCACTGTTGTACGAACGGCGTACCTCAAGATATTGAGTCAGCTTTTTATTATTGTCGGCAAACCAACGGTTGAAAGCTTCTGCCTTTTCGGCAAAAACGACATCCGACATATCACGTTTTTTACTGAAATACTTTTTCCCTTTGTTGCCTTTGCTTACGTTGAATAATAGCATAATATAATTAGATAAAAAATGGTTAATAATTGATTATAAATACGTTGAATACACATTTGAGATAAAGACCACCGTACAAAAGAGAGCAGGCGATGCCCATCGAGACGAAAATCCCGACAATTGTTAATTACCACAAATCATTTGTTAATCAGCGTCTTTGGCTCTGCCCCTTAAATTCGATGCGGCGGGTAACCGAAATAATGCGCTCCATCACCCGCTGACCGTAACGAGCCACAATCTGATCGCCGTTGAGATTGGTGGATACGATAACCAGCTTTCGATATTTTTCGGCGGCATCCATCACTTCGGCAAAGGCTAGGCGGCGGTTGCCATAGCTTACCAAAGTATCTTCCGTACCAATATCGTCGAGGCTTATAACATGCTTCCTCAGCAGCTTGTCTATATCGCTGTTCATCTTCTGAGCATCGTATACATTCACCACCTTGTTCATATACTTCAGCAAGATAGCGGGCAGCACATGATAGCCCAGCACCGTTTTGCCACGGCCATAGTCGCCATACAGAAAAAGCCCCCTCCCCCGATTGTCTGCCAGCCAGTCTGCCACCTCTTCGTACTCGGGCAGCCAATGCAGTTCGCTCCTTTTCTGCGCCAGGCAGTCTTTCATATAGTGATAGAGCACCGTGCGAGCTTCGGGCACACGCACCATCACTTGGCTGTGAGGCACAGGCATATCGTGCTCTTTCATTCGGCTGCATATCTCATTAAAATCGTTCATCTCCTAAGCTTTTTTGTTGTTTACACTCGGCAGCAGGATGCTTGTAAGCCTCCGATTTTTCCCACGTGCGGACGGCAGCCTGCCAGTTCTTCATTTTGCTGCGCCCTATCATCCAGTTTTTGGCTGTATAGAAGTCTATAAACTTGCGGGCATCTACCCTGTTGCCCCTTTGCGTGCAGTAAGCCTTCACCTCGTCGAAGGTGGGCACTACAAAGGTAGATTTTGCACTACTCTCATCTCCGGCAAAGGGCAACCCTTCCCCTTCGGGTTTTACGTGCTTCTTACTTGTCGGCTTGCTCGCTTTCTTGTTGTACAACAGCGTATATACGGGCGAACGCAGTCTGCGCTGTCCTGCCTCAAAGTCTATCAGCCCCTTCTCCTTCAGCCTGTTGCGTGCATCTATCATGGTCTTTTCGCTAAAGCCGATAGTAGCGCAGATAATGCCATTGGTACACTCAAAAGGGTTTTCCCACTGGCGAGCGTTCGACTCCTGCATCAGGAAGTAATACAGATCAGCCTCGCTGGAGCTCAACCGCACCCTACGGCGGATTTGCCAAAATAGATTTATGAGTTCAATGTAGTTCATACAAACGATTAATTATTTTACAGCAGGTGTTGGGTTCGTTCTTTTGGGAGAGGCACACATTGCACTCTCATCAGCTTGTGTATCTGTCGGAAAGTATATCCCGCGATTGCTCACATGCTTCACTCTCGTTGCGGTTGTATTCATCTACAATAGCTCGCAGGCGTGAGGTCAGCACAGCCGAGTCTTCGTAGAGCAAATCCCAGTCGCTGTCGAGTACTTCAGAGGTTTTGAGCTGTACGGCATCCATGAATGTTTCAAACTCCACACACACCCGTACACCACAGATCACATCGTCGAAATCGGATATTTCCGACCTGTCGGATTCATACAAATGGCCGGTAACGGCTTTCACTAAGCTTGCCATCTGTTTTTCATTGCAATAGCAGTCAATTTTCAGTGCTCCCATTTTTCTTTCGTTTTAATTGCCAGATTGTATTTATTTTCTTTAATTTGATAGTAAATAATACTTTCAATACAAATATACACATATTTGTGAATATACAATACACGGATATGTGAATATTATAGTTAATTATAGTTAACTATTATTGAGAAGGCAATACACCCTAGAGAATGAACAAGATAGCACAGTAATCATTTTCTAGTAAAGACTTAAGAAGAAAGAAAATAAGAAGGAAAAGCAAAATAATCACATTACACGCCCATTTAACAATACACAGATTAGTGAACAATGGAAATACATGAGAGAATAAAGAAAATAAGGGAAGATTTGTTTAAAGGGTCTAACATCGAATTCGCCAGATCGATAGACGAAAAACCAAATACAACAAGCAACTGGATAAGCGGAAACCGAAAGATCGGACTAGAAGTGATAGAGAAAATACTTGCCCGCCTACCGCAGATAAATGCAAGCTGGCTACTCACCGAAGAAGGACCGATGATGAAAGCCGACGCCGACAAGGAAGAGCCATACCTGATAACAAAGGCGGGGGTGAAATATTTTGAGTTGGCAAACGGAAAATACCTGATGCGGGTTCCCTTTGTACCGATAAAAGCCTATGCCAAGTACATAGACGACTATCGTGATGCCGAATTTAGCGGTTCGCTCGACGAGTACAATTTTATTGTAGACCAGATAGGGCACGGAAAATACATGGCCTTTGAGATAAAGGGCGATAGTATGGACGACGATACACGCAAAAGCCTCGCAAACGGCGACATCGTGCTGGGGCGTGAACTGGGATCGGAACACTGGAGAGACAAGTTGCATACGAATGAGTATCCCAACTGGATAATTGTGCTCGACAACACCATCCTCTGCAAACAGATCATAAATCAGGACATAGAGAAAGGGACAATCACCTGCCATTCGCTGAACACCTCGCCCGAGTATTCAGACTTCGAGTTGAGTTTCAACGATATACGACAGATGTTCAATATTATACAAAGGGTATCGAATATGATGTAGCTTTTCGAGCAGCAGAAGAGGGGGATATTAGACCAGTAGGGGCGATCCCTTGAGGTCGCCCGGATACAAACGGGCAGGGACAAGCCACTGCCCCTACCTATAGGACACCATCCTTTCGGGGTTGCAAACCACGAAGAACGAAGAGACGTAGGGGCGAACCCTTGTGGTCGCCCCGATAGAAACGGGCAGGGACAAGCCACTGCCCCTACCTATAGGACACCATCCTTTCGGATTTAACTACGTTGATTGCTAATTGCAATCCGAAAGTTATTTTATCCGGATTTTAAATCCTACAATAAAACTTCGAGGTTGCAAACCTCCAAGAACGAAGAGTGAAAGAAAGGAAAGAATCATAAAATATGGGGAGTTTTCTAAAACTCAACTATAAAGACATGCCAATATAACAATAAATAAATATTATAAAATAGGGGAATGCCGAAATATGACTTTTTATGTGTTAAAACAAACATCAACACATTAAAAAGAAGACACTTAGACATGCACCCTACAACCCAAAATATGACTTTTTTATGAGTGTAAAATTATGCTAAAAAATTATTTTTCTATTAACACAAAAATAAATATCAAAATTATAATTCTGTTACAGAATTAGATGTATATTTGATCATAAATAGCATATTATCAGGCAACACAAAACGCTCAAGACCTCATTTTCGACATGAATTGAAAGGAGTTCGGACAATACAAATCAATATTTCTGACGATAATTCATTAGAATCTTGTGCCTTAAATGTGCAGAAAGAGGTAAATTATTGTGAAATAAAGGATTGACATTAAAATTAAAGCCTAGATTAATATTATTGCTTGATAAACAAAGGAATAAATGTAGTATACAATATAAGTAATTCACATGGCAGTAAGTATGTTAAGAAAAAAACAAACCATAAATCACGCAGAATGAACACAATCCACTATCTATTTATCGTATCGCTTCTGATATTTGCAGTTTTCTTTCTTTTTGCAGGATGGAAAAACATTAAACTATTGCTAGACGACTGGGATTACATCAAATCGAACAAAACGGGCGTAGGAAGATTCCTCTATGTTGCCGGCTTTGTAGGTATCGCTGTATTGCTCTCGGTTTTAGGCTTTATTTTCATCTACTTCTTACAAGTTGCCAGTTCGCAGGCTTATCTATTTTCGGAGTAAGAACAAGAACAGAAAACTTTACAATAAACGTAGCCTTATATCGCCATCCCCTCTACATCTAAAGCAAAGGGAAAGATTGCTTTTTAGGTGTTTTTTCGAGCTTACACGTTAAGATTACTACTGCCGGAAGGCTATTCTTGTGCAAGAAAACGACAAAAACCCCCATAAACATTCTTCAAAAAAGTCATATAAAGCCCCCTACAGAAGAGGGTTAAACAACTGATATAAAAAATATTATTATCAGCATATCGGTACAAAAAGTCATATCGCACAAAAAATGATAAAAAAGGACTCATCTTATCATTAGATTTGCAATAGAATTCATTGATATCACCTTTCCTTTTATGTATATGATTATGTCTAAATTTTATATCTCCATTGAGCACACCGAGGACATCGACACCGGGCGATATGCGATCAATGAGCCGGATATTCTGATCAAAAAGCGCAGCTTCTTGATATTTGACATGATTGTAAAAAACTTTGGAACGTATAACCGTGACTTAAAGGAATATGCTGATAGATATTGTAAAATATTAAATTCTGTATCTCTCTAAACATGATAAAAATTTGTCTTTATATAAATCCGAAGAGGCTGTACACCCAACACAAGCCTCATCCATTCAAAAATCCTAATCCTTAAGATCATTCTTATTTATTAAGAAAGGTCCACAAAATCACTTTGTAGACCTTTCACTTACACAAACTTTACAAACTACTTAATATATTAAAAAATACGAAAACCTATATTTTTTAATAAAAAAACAGATTAATAAAACTTTATATTTTTTTCTCAAAAAGAACAAGACTTATAAAATCATTTTGCTTTTTTGACATTTCGTATGAGATTATTTAAATAACTTATTATTGTTGTATTTGTAATGTTTCCACAAAGATAGTCAATTTTACACATTAGAAAAATTAATTTACAAAAAAACGCACATACAATCCTCTCGCAGAGGGCATAAACAGAGTAAACCATTAATATGTAACGTATTGTATACGCAATAAAATATTATAATTTTTGTAAAAAAATTTCAACCGCTTACCTTAAACTTCCGCATTACAAAATATCCGAGCAAAAACACCAATAAAATCCTGCCGCACCAGATCTGAAAAGATTGGAAAGAAGTCAATCGGTTGACCTCCTGCACCTGCACCTCTACCACCGGATAGGGGACGGCTATGCTATCGGTTTTGAATACAGAATCCCTTACCACCTTATCGCGGTAGAGATATTTGTACTTCTCGAGCCACACGGTATCGCCTTTCATCTTTACCAATACCGAGTCGTAGAGGTGAACCGAGTCACGCAACAGCTTGTCCCGATATTCAACCCTGAGGCTTTCTACAGGCACATACACCGTTTTGGCTTTGCAAGACGCCAGTATCACAAGCAGCAAACAAACCGACAAGCCGGCTGCATATCGCAGTACAGATTTTAGAATCATTCTTCAAATTTTAAATCGTTAATCCTGTTCAACCACCCTCTCCTAAACTTTCGGTTGGCAGGACGTGCCGCCACAATCCTATTCACAAAAGAGATACGCTCCTGACGGATTTTTTCGAAAAGTTCACAGGGAGGTGTATAGCTATTCACAGCAGCCAGCGTCTGATTGCCCACAATGCCATCGGCAGTAACGCCCAACATCTTTTGCGGCAACTTGATGCCATAACTGCCCGAAGCCCATACCCAGTCGACAAGGATATTGGCTATGCTCTGATTGACGATCTTATCCGCCTGCCACTTGTCCCAATAGAGGCTTTTGAGTACATCCGCCCATTCTGCGTCCGAAATGTTCTTCAGGTCGGCAACGGTAGTTGTGGCGTATCCTCGCTGGCGGCGGTAGAACCTATAGGTAGCTATCGTTATCCCCTTATTGGTGGCTCCGCCCCTATCGTCGGGATCGTCTACAAAGCCACCTTCCCATCGGAGGATAAATGGAATAAGCAGTTCAACCTTTGCCATCTTTGTCTTCATTTTTCTTTTCGTCTTCTACTTCTATCATATCGGTTTTCTTTCCAAAAAACTTTAGAATATTCACCTTCACGTTTTTACCTCTCGATGCAAAGTAATTCACATAAATGCTTTCCAATTCCACGCCGTAGATAATCACAAGCATGAGCATAGGGAGCAATTCCACGCCAAAGGGCAAGGCAAATGCCTGTCCGAAGGTGTACGCCAGTATAACCCAGATGATATAGCTGGTAATCTTGTCGATTGTACGGCGCACCGCCTTCGATTTCTTCACGTCTTCTTTTCTTGCTTTGGCGGCGGCTATTCCAAACCTCAGGTCGGCAAGCGTTAGTGTGAGCGCCAAGATCAAGAGCCATTTAGCCCAGATAAAGAAATCGAGAAGCCCTACTAAAAAATTATCGGTGTATGTCATAAGTTATTTTTTATTTATTTGTTTGTTGCTTTTGTGATGAATAAAAAATGTCGGATTGTTTTCGCTCGTCCCTCCCGTCCTTCGGGATTTGTAATCCCGTTCTCCGCTGTCCTTCGGGATTTGTAATCCCGAAGATTCACGAAACAGGGGATTGCAAATCCCCTGTAGCGAGGGTTCTTATTTTTGATATACCCTGCAGCAAGGTTACAAGAATGTACCGTAGTTGAGTCCGGCGGGCGATTTATTAATAAATACCGCCTCCACTTTACTACGGCTCTTCTCGCCTGTTTCTGATTTTTCGATCAATATCAAACTGATCTTACTGTTTTGCAGAGACATTGTCTCTACGTCCCTATTGTTCAAGTCTGCCATATTATATCGGGTTTTGTGTGGTTATTTTCAATCTCAATTGCATAAATGCCCCTTTGATAGGAAAAGCCAATTCGCCGGGGTTACCACTCATTGCCAGCACCGAGTTGTAGAAGTCGGGATGTCCCGATGCAATGTAATTGCCAGCCTTGTCTCGCTGCATTTCAGCCTGCTGCGCATTGTTGAGGCTCATAAGGCAACGCAGGTCGTTGGGCAATACATCAAACCATTTGGGCTTTTGCTCATTCTGCCAAAAAGCTTTATCCGTAGTATCAGAATCATTCTCGTTATAGAGGTCTTTCCAGCATCTTCGAAGCTGCACATTGCCTGTGAGCGAAAAAGTAGATTTTCCCGCCTCTGCGACAAACGAAGAATATGCCGGATAGGTTATTCCATTGTATGTCAGACTCCCCGAAGCGTCGCTCACCAATTTGGGCTCTACAAAATACCAATAGCCGGCTTGCAGGCTTCCCGAAGCAATTGCACCCGAAGGTATCTTGTTTACAATACGCATCTGAACGGTAGGGTGCAGCACCTTATCCAGCACCTCATACACGATGGCGTTAGACGTTTCGGGCACAAACGAGGTGACACCTGCCACTCCGTTAAAAATATTGTTGCGGGAAATTATAGCCGAACTATACGTCACTCCGTTGTATTTCACCTTTGCCTCCTGATCATCCTTCGAACGAACAATGTAGGCACGATGCACACCATTGCTGTAAGGTACAACACCTCCGTCTTTATTGACCTCAACAGACGAAAGTGATAGCGTGCTGTCGATCAATACACCTTGATCTACAGGAAGATTGTTTATAATATTCAACTTATTGAGCTGATATTTACCTCCCAGCCAAATTATATTTGTAGCACACTCCCCCGCTACAGCCTGCGAAACGTCGATATTGGAAGCCAATGCTATAGAGCCGTCTGTTATGGTAAGCGAGCTATTGCCATAGGCAGGCGAAAAGCTTGCCGGCTTGCTTTTGTCGGATGTGATACCGATAGCGTCACTCCTGTCGAAGGAATAACCGAAATATACCAAATGCCTTTTTTCGTAATTGTGCAACGCAGAATCTTTTTTCACAAGACCGTCTACACACGAGTTTTTAGAGAAAATCCATTTGCCTTGCTTCATCGTTTCGCCCATGTCTGTCACATTGGCCACGGCAATAGATTGCGCCTCACAGCGGCCTACAAAATCAGCTCTCAGCTCCTCTTCCGTGTTACCTTTCAGTGCCTTATACTCGGTTTCTGCTCCGATCTTGAATTCGCAATCGTTGAATGCCACAAAATTATTCCTGTAGTTGGATACATGAGAACTCAAGATGGTTACCTTGCTGTTGTCGTACAAATCCAGATTGGTATTCGATAACACGCTATCGGGTACATTTATGAATGAGTTTCCCCCGTTGGTATGTGTCTTGGCATAGAGCTTACAACTATGCTTTGTCCCCAAAAGGTCTGAATAGATAGCACATCTTACAAATGTATACCCGGTACGATATATAGACTGCGATATCTGATTTACAGTCATGTTATAGAAGTAGAGACTGTTTTGCCAAGAAGAGCCTTCTCCATAAGCATTTACACTTTTATTCCATATCGTGCTATCCATGCCGCTACCTACCATATGCAAATAGTTGTTATTTGCACTCGCCTCTGTAACAATAGAGCCGGTATGAATACCGCCGGAGAAGACATTCTTGGTCACTCCCGAGTTTCTCTTCAAATCTACAACGCCATGAGACTTTGCCGGATTTGTTCTTGTGTATACCGAACGGATTCTCTGATCGTAGGCTGTAGCACTTAGCGCAGAAAAGAAAGCAACATTATCGATACTTTCATCCAGCCCTTCATACTTATCTCTAAAATTATACTTGCCCATCGTCTTCTGTTTTTTCGGTTATTATCACTCGTCCTGTAGCCAGTACAAGGACATTACAATTGTCAAAGTCTGCCCTGTCATTTTCTTTCAGATCGTTATACAATCGCCTGAATGTCTGCGGCTGACTATCAAACAGCAGATTATCATCGATCTCAAACACGACCTCGTCTTTCTTTACTTCGTATATCATGGTAATGTAGCTTTTGCGTAAATAAATAAGTAGCCGGTAGGCTCTGTACCGATTTTATCGACCTTAAATTCCACCAGCGACTTCGCCTTTATCTTCACCGATACGGTTTTATCCAAAGGCACTTCTTTGCCGTCTATCCATAGTTTGGATACATTCATCGCTTCTACCCGGTAGATGGTCATCTCCTCGCCTATAAACATTTCGTAGGGCGAGGCAAGCCCCATATTGATCGACATGCGACGCTCCAGCTGCAACTGCTTGGCATATTCTGCCAGATTCTCGAACAGGTACTTGCCCGAGCTGAGCGCACCGTTGCTATCTTTCTTCGAACCGAATATCCAGAAACCGCTCGGGTCTTTGATTTCGGGAAGCTCCGACAAGGGGATAGCTGCTATTTTAGTGTTTTCTGCCATATTTTTTTTGATTTGTTTTTATTCTAAAATCTTCTTTGTTCTTCCGATTCTCTTTTCTTATGCTATTTATTTTATTCCTCTTTTTATACGCTCGTCCTTCGGGGTTTGCAACCCCGAAGCTTTATCATCAGGATTTAAAATCCGAATAAAAATGACTTTCGGATTGTAAATCCAAAAGGACCGGATGCTTCGTTCCGCTCAGCATGACAAGAAAGGCAAAAGCCGAAAAACAAGAGAGATCATCGCATTATATCAATATTGCGAACTTTCCGTTTTCGGTAACTATCACCCTCCTGCTCTCTGTTCCCAACGCAAATATTTTGTTAAACTTCTCGGCATTCACCTCAAAGAGAGGATAGATAGAGTCTTTGGATAGGGTGATGCTGTATCCCGCTGTTTCGCCCAATTGCCCCGACACCTGCGAAAAGGAAAGCGTAGCCCCACCATCGGAACCAAAGGAGTAAATATTGCCCTGCATATTCCTAAACGCCACCAAATACTTGTTGCCAAGGGCTTTGAGCAGATTGTTGGTTTTGTCAGACTTGAGGGTATTCACAAAGGTGGTCAGTTGCTGCCTGTACAATGCACCATCGTTTGTTTCGGTGAAATTGCTTTCGCCGACTTCCGACAGCATGGTGTAAGGGGTGTCTATGTCTTTGAGGATGCGATCTACAAAACAAGAATCGTACAAGGCATCATCTTTGAAGTAATATGCTGCAAAATCCTTTATATCCAAAAGGTAAATCTCGGCTATACCTCCCGAATTGTATCCGCATGTGTGTTTTATATTCTGCACCAATCTGCAACTCATATTATTCTGTTTTTTGAGACAAAGCGGCAACCGCCATCAAAGCTGAATACCGCTTTATCAAGTATGTTTTATTTAAACTTATGATGTGATGTTTTCTCCTCTATCAATCGTCCTTCGGGGTTTAACTACGTTACACTCCGTTGATTGCTAATTGCAACCCCTATCGTCCTTCGGGGTTTGCAACCCCGAAGCTTTACTATAAGGATTTTAAATCCTTATAAGACTAACTTTCGGATTATAAATCCGAAAGGACGACAGAGCAAAGGGTAACAAGGAGGCGAATATCACAACTACATCGCAGAACAGATTATGGAGTTACAACTGTCTTATCCACAATGGCAGTAACCACGTCTTCCCCCTTGAGCAAGCGACCGATCTCCATCTCTGTTCCTGCCATTGTCACCGTCCAGCCGTTGGCATCAGCCTCAGCAGCACCCGAAGCGTAATTGAACGCTGTTGAGCTCAGCCCGTTGATACGTCCCAGCACCACCGAACGGTTGCTCTTATCCACCACCACAGCCGTAAACTTGCCAAGGCTGAGGGCATCACCCTGATTAAGAATCGTATAGTCGTACTCGCTGAGAGTGAAGTTTAGGGTGTGCGTACGATATTTACCGCCGTTGCTATTCTGTGCCAGTTCGTCGGAGAAAGAAGCCGTATTGTCTATAAAGTCTACCTTATAGGCTTTTGCACTGTCGGCGAGCGTGATGGCGCTGATTTCTCCTTCGGACGAGAATTCGTATTCGTTAGCCGAATCGTGATTGATCAGATAAACCGACTTGATACCGGCAACGGAATACACACATGTTTTCTTTGTAATATTTGATGTTAATTTGCAAGACATAATTTTTATTTTTTTTGATTCGTTAATTTTCTGTCGCTTTTCTTTTTTTGACTTCTTTTGTTCTCTGTTCTTATCCTCTCCGTTCTTCGGGGTTTGCAACCTCGAAACTCATACTATAAGGATTTTAAAATCTGGATAAGAATAGCTTTTGGATTATAAATCCAAAAGGACGGTGGGATTTATTTGTTACTTTTGGTTTGTTATAATTATTTGTTATGAATCGCACTAAAATCACGAAACTGGATATATTTTCTGTTATCTTCGTCCTTTGGGGTTTGCAACCCCAAAGCTTTATTATTAGGATTTAAAATCCGGATAAGACTAACTTTCGGATTGCAATTAGCAATCAACGGAGTGTAACGTAGTTAAATCCGAAAGGACGGTGGGTTTCCTCAGCATAACACGAAAAAAGGACCAGAACAGCAAACAAGAAGTCGGTAGATATAACAGCCGATTAGTTGCTTGGACTATAAAACACGACTTCGTCTTCGAAAGGGATAGCAAAGCCAAGGCGCAAACGTCCGTCGATGAAAATCTTATTATCGTTCGGAGCAGCAAACTGCCCTAAGCGGATTTCCTCCAAGTCGCGAACGAGGTCTGTACCTACAAGGAAGTTTTTAGAATCGGCGGCTATCATATCGTTATCGTCCAGACCTTTCACAGGAACAATCTCCACGCCCATATAGCGCACCGTGTCGCCCTCTACCGCAAAGTTTGGACTAACCACTACATTGTCGCCCCAGATGCCGCCCAACGCCATCTTAACCTTCATATATGCCGAGTACGAAACGTAGATGTTCAGCGAGCCGTTTTCCAAGCCCATCGCCATTACATCTTCGGGAATGGAAGCGAATACCTTTTCTACTTCTGCCAATACGTTTGCCTTTGTTAGTGCCACACCCGTCAACTTAACAGCTTGTGTGCTGTCGGTCAATACTTTTACGGCTCCGTCGAAGTCGTTTGCATCTGCCGAACTGTCGCCTTTGAATATCTTAGTTTCGATCTCGCTGCTGAGTTCCGAAGCAAGGATTGTCATTGTTGCCTCTTCGAGGGTAGCGGGCAATTCCTGATTCTTGGCACCCGGGCTAAGCATCCATACGGTGCGTTTGCGCTCGAGGTCGTCGATGCACTGCTCGAGATTGATTTTGTAGGTTTTTACTTTCAGTTCCTTTTCGCTCAGTTTGGCGATCTGGTTTGGTGTCCACGAGCAATCGCGTGAGTCTGCCTGAAGGATATTCCCTTCGAGGTCGATCAGGTTGAGTTGTGTAGCGTCTTTCACCCCGATGACTGGTGTGATTTTTCCTTTTTCGATCAGCTTTCCGCCGAAGATGGCTTTTGTAAACCAATCCATGTTAGACGACGGTTGATAAGTAAGTGATGAAATGTCGTAAATGTTTGCCATAATTTTATTTATTAAATTAATATGTCGTTTTTTATTTTGCCTCAATTTGTCATCCTGATCGCAGAGAAGGATCTCTTTCCACAAAAGGGTCGAGATGCTTCGTTTCTCTCAGCATGACAAAAGAGAGGGGGGTTATTTTCTTCTGTTGATAGTTTGGTTAAGAGCCGCTGCCATCCGCTCGGCTGTGCTCATCTCGGCGGGAGACTTGCCTGTGCCCGAAAGCTGTACGGCAGGATATGCCGACGGTGTCTTGCGGCGCATTTCTTCCACCTGTGTTTTGGTATCTTCGAGCATTCCGTTTGCTTCGTCGAGAGCTTGCAACAGCTGTTCGATGGTAGCCTGCATTTCGGCAATCTTGGCTTTGAGGGCTTCTGCCGTTTTTCCGTCAAAGTCGGACAGCCTTACTCCTCTTTTCTTGCTTCGCAATGCTTGTTTGGCTTTGGCATCCTCGGGGTTGGTTTTATCGTCGGAAGGCTCTCGTGTTTCCACAAATTGTCCGTTCTCGTCTACTACCAGCAGGTTTCCGTTCGACAGGTTGTGTTCTCCCGCCGCCATCTGCTCGCCATCGAGCGTCACAAATCCATCGGCATCCACGTACGCCTCTTTGCCGTCGGCAAGAACAAAGACCACATAGGCCGTGCCGCTGGCAGTGGTATCTGCTTTTTCTACGGCATCGATGTCGAACAGCATGTTTGCAATGCGCCCAAGCAATGTCTGTTTTACTTTTTTCTTTTTGTTATTCATACTTTTGTTATTTATGCGGGATAGGGAAACTTGCTGAGAGAAAAAGCCTTCGAGGGAAAATCCCTTTACGTGCCCGCTCATCACTTCCTTTTCCCAATAGTTTTTGTCTTCTATCTTGTAGCTGCACATGAGTGTACCTTTTGGCAGGTCGTTAAATCCGAGTGCTTTCGATTTGTCGTTCTCGGGGTCTTCTACTATCCACAGTTCGGTGAGGTAGTTGCCCGTAAGGGGCGACCGGTGCTGATGAGTGGTGCTATGCAGGGCAACGCCTGTTTTCATCATCTTGCGGGCAATTTTCTCTACCTGCTCCTCCGAAAAGCGGATGTAATAGTCACCCGTTTGGGGCGAATGGCGGTAGATGAGTTGTCCGGGTTTGAGCACAACGCCTGTGAGTACTTGCTTTGCGGTGTCTCGGCTGAGGTGCAGTTCCTGTTGTTTGTCGAGTGCGATAAAATCGACTTGGTTTGCCGGAAAGTCTACAAACGAAATGGCATAGATGCCCGTCAGGTCGTCGGCACTTTCGTCGATCATGCAATCGTAAATAGGTGTATTCATTTTGTTGTTAATTGTGAGTTCGTACTATGAGATAATTTTGAAAAAATAAAATGCAAATAGATGTAGGGGCAGTGGCTTGTCCGTGCCCGTTCATATACAGGCGAGCACAAAGCATCGCCCCTACTCGCCAAAGGATGAATAAAAAATAAAATAGCTCTTCAATTTTGAATGATAGGTGCAAAAAGCGGCAGGCTTTTTCTTTTACTGTTTTCTTTTATAGTTTATGTTTTGTTTATGTTTATATATAAGGCTTACGGTTATGCTTAATATTTTGCAGGAAGGTTTGCTTGGGGTTATACACTCTTGTATGGGGAATGTTTTGCAGGAGTTTTTAGGGTAAAGAGACCCTCTTTTTCGATGATGAAGAAAACTAAGTGTCTTAACGTTGTTAGCAAATAAAAAGAGAGGAGATGCCTCACTATCGTTCAGCATGACAAGAAAGAAAACTTCGTCTTTCGGGGTTTGCAACCCCGAAACATTATTGTAAGGATTTGAAATCCGGATAAAAATAACTTTCGGATTGCAATTAGCAATCAACGTAGTTAAATCCGAAAGGACGCAGGGAGAGGAGAGGGAGGAAAAAACAGGGGATTACAAATCCCCTGCAACCAACAAAAAACGCCCTCTTTTTCTCATACTGACGATAGCAAGTATCTTGTAAAAGACAAGTGAAAAACCTTTCCATTCCCAGTATTAATGGGAATTGCAGCTGTTTTTGGATAAAAAAGGTTATCTTTAAAGATAAGGACTAATACAAACACACAATAATTATGAGAAGAATTACAATCGTGGCATTTTTTATGCTTAGCTTAGCAACGTTTGCTCAAAATTCAACACCCCCAATCGAAGGTTTCGGACATTTCAAATTTGGCATGACAAAGAAACAAGGGCAAAATGCTATCAAAAAACACAAAACACGTAATACTAAAATCATTAAGTTAGATACCAACGTCCTTTCGGATTTAACTACGTTACACTCCGTTGATTGCTAACGTCCTTTCAGATTTGTAATCCGAAAGCTATTCGTATTCGGATTTGAAAATCCTGATAGTATAAGCTTCGGGGTTGCAAACCTCGAAGAACGAGCAGATTGCAAATCCCCTGAGACGAAGAGGCAGAAGCAACCTATTATTATACACCAAACTACACGAAGATTATGAAGACAAAAATTATCCTTCTTATTTTATTACTATCCGCCACTACATCTTTTGCTCAATCGGTAAAAACAGACGTGCCGATAACCGGACTAGGTGAATTCTATCTGGGTATGACTATCGAACAAGCATACGAAATATTAATCGATATCAAGACAGAAGACATACAAATCATCCCCCTGTTGGAAAACGTGATAAAAGTTACGAATATGGAATTGGCCGGATATGTATTCAACACTTGTTTTCTAACATTTAATAAGAGTGGGCTTCGGCTAATCTCATATATCAAAGAGTTTGATAAGAATAATAAGAATCCTATAGAATTTACTGAGTTGGTATCTATACTCGAAAAGGACTATGGCATACAGCCAAATAAAGAAACCAAACTACGCAAAGAAGGAAAAATAGATTTTGCATGGAGCAAACCTCCGGAGGGTTTAGTCGGAATAAAAAAACAGTATGATGAAAAAAAGAAACTAAATACAGTTCTCATATACGTCAGTAAATAATACACAATATGAAGGTTGCAAACATCCTTTCGGATTTGCAATCCGAAAGCTATTCTTATTCGGATTTTGAAATCCTGATAGTATAAGCTTCGGGGTTACAAACCCCGAAGAACGAGGAAACGAAGAAAAAAAGTAAATTGAAATGATTGCATATAATAAAAGCGTGACTCATGAGCCACGCTTTTATAACAAAGGGATGAAATCCATTCCCTATTGATCCATTACACTCCCGACCAACCGCTTACACTTACCATATTGTCTTGTGCACGGTGAATATCGGTAACGGCAACTTTAGGCTCTATTTTTATAGCTTGAATTGCTTTTATCAGGCTGTCGTTGTCCACATTGGTTGCGGGTTCGATGGTTGGTAACTGCCCCCCTTGGGCAAACATCCGCTTGAAGGACGGTTCCAACCCCTGAGACGAACGTGCGAAAAAGGCATCGAGGTCTTTTGGCTTCAGCTCGCGCCGTTGCTCGTTGATATATTTTACCAATCCCATGTTTTTATCGGTAGACACCCGGTTGACAACAAATTCGCCGCCCTCTACTTCCATATTTGTACCCTCGATACGCATACCGCCCTGTGAGTGGCGTTTGCCGTGGAGAAGACCGCCGTCTTGGAATTTGGCTAGCTGCTTGGTCATAATCCCTATCTGGACAGCACCTGCAGCACCAACAACAGCAGCAAGTGCCAGATTTAACGGCCATGGATAAGCTCCTAAAGTCTTGGTTATCCCTTGGGCGACATTGGCTGTCGCTTCTCCAATGTTTTTTATTAACGTGGCTTTGCGATTTAGTTTCTCTATTTTTTCTTTTTTTGCTTGCTCTTTTGCTTTTCGCCTTTCGTATTCCCTTTCTTTTTCTTCGAGTTCTTCTTTGTTTTTTAATTGTTCTTGATATGTTTCCTTTTCTGCTTTTAAACTTTTCGCTAATTCCTCCGCTCTTTGGTCTAAGCCGGCAGCAGATGCGTTTTTTTGTGCAGCTTCTAATGCTGCTATTTTTTTGCCTTGATTTTCAATTTCTTTTGAGACTTCTGCATTTTTATTTTTCAGATGTTTTATTTTTTCATCCCATGAAGCTATCTCCGCATCGTAAGCTTTACTTACAGCACTAAATGCAGACCCTAGTGCACCTGATATCTGGTCTGTTACTCCCTTTATGCTGTTAGCTATCTCTTCTATTTTCTGAGCATATTGTACCCATTGCACTATCCCCAGATCTTGCTCTTTCTTTTCCAGTTTATTCTTTGTCTGGCTTAGAGTCCACATCTCTTGCGTAAACTGTTCTATATACTGCGCTTTGCGGGCTTCTATCTCTTTTCGCTTTTCGGCGTTGTCTCCCGCAGCTTTCAGTTCTTCGTCATATTCTTTTATCCTTTCTTCACTTGTATATTTCAACATCGATCGGTATTCTTCGAGCGACAGCCTTATCTTTTCTATATTTTTCCTGGTAGCATCTATGTCCACTATCTTTTTTGTAGCCTCAGCGGTCTTGGCTGCTTCCTCACCCGTCTTTTTTACTTCTGCGGTAGCAGTTTTGGCTGTCTCTTCGGTCTTTTTTACTTCTGCGGTAGCTTCTTTCGCCTTTTCTTGTGCCTCTATTGCCGCCTTAATGATAGTTTGTGTTGTCTCATCGCTTATACCCAGCATTTCGGCAGCTTCGGTTGCCGTTGATTTCATCAGCTCCTTTGTACTCTTAGATGTCGTGTCTTTGAAGATTTCTGCATTCTCGCTAAGACTACTTACCAGCTTATTATATACACCCTTAAAAGAAGCAGAATACTCTTCCGAATTCTTTTTCAGGTCTTTTCCCAGTTGTTCGTTAATACGTTTTACTTGCTCTGCCTTTGCTTCTTCGAGTGCCACAACGTTTTTGCCCGCCAGTTTTGCCTGCTCTATTTGTACATTATATGAAGCCTCTGCCTCAGCTTGGGCTATAACGGCTTGTTCTTCTATAATCTCTTTCTTTTTCTTATAGGCTTCGGTAACAGCAACTACCGATTCGGCATTCTTTGTCAGACCATCTATCTCTTCTTGAATAGCTTTTGCCTTTTCCTGATTATTTTTCATCAATAGTTTGTACGATTCTTTATTCAGGTCGCTTATTTCTGAAACTTTAGCTGCTACCTGATGCGACTGCTCAAGCATCTTTGCCGCATTCTCTATATGACTATGCTCTTGAGTGGCTATAGCACGATATAACTCAGTCACTTTTTCAGAGTTTTTGGCTCGTCGCTTCGCTATTTGTTCATCTTTCTCCGATTTTTCCTTACCGGTTTTTATTGCTTCCTGTTCTATTTTTATTACATCCTTTAATGTCTCCCCCAAGTCTTTGTTGCTTATATCTACCGACTTTACAGCTGTAAGAAGCTTTTTTACAGGCTCAACATCACTTTTAATTTCGATTTCATACTTTCTTTTATCTGCCATAATATTTTAATTATTAGTATATATAGAGATAAATTTGGAGAGGAATCATAAAAAAACCTGAGATTTCTCTCAGGCTTTTTCGGATGTAACGTCCTTTTGGATTTAAAATCCTTATAGTAAAGCTTCGGGGTTGCAATTAGCAATCAACGGAGTGTAACGTAGTTAAACCCCGATGGACGGAGGAAATTTGGAAAGATCTGATGATGGTTTTTAAACCTTTGGTATATTAGCTAGTCTTACCTATACAAGCTACAAATGTGTTAAATCAATTAAAAAATCAAAAAGCTATGAGATATACATTTTTTTGGATCCTGATAATAGGTTTTATCGGGAGTTTTTGGAGTTGTGAGAAAGATAATTGGGAAAAAGAGTATGATGAACGGATGAAAGAGCAGAGTGCTGCTAGCAAATATTCAATAATGTTTTCTAACACTACTTGGGTTTCGGCTATAGGAAAAGATTCTATAAGAATAAACTTTGGAATTCTACCAGATACTATTCCTGCTGACCGTGGGATACACATAACCGAATATGAGATAGATATGAATATGTCAAAACAAAGAAAATATAAATATTATACAAATGGCTATGTGTATGGAGATAAGTTAAAATTTTCTTCCTATTCTGATACAAAAGGGGTAACATATCCATTTGTTTTAAAAGATGAAAAACTGATATTATACAATTTTATTAATAATCAAGACTATACATTCTATCGTGAAATATATGAGGGTTCTGAAGGACTTAGTAAGAACATATTAAAGGGTAAATGGTCTATTACAATGAATACAGATTCTGTTGCTCTAGTTTTCGAAAATGGTATGATGAAAGAATATGTTTATGAGAAAACCTCAGGAAAAATTGTAAAATATACAGATTATGAAAAGTATGATTTGTTTAGAGATGTTTACACATGGCAAGGCAGAACAAGAAGTGTAGATAAAATATGGTTATATAATAATAATAAAGTAGTAAACATTAGCAAATACACTCTATCGGGTGATAAACTCACCATCTATAAAAACTCCAATCCGATTGTATACACAAAACAAAAACCATAAGGAATTCTAACGTCCTTTCGGATTTAACTACGTTAAACCCCGAAGAACGGAGCATCTTAGCATACAAAACAAAATCCCCTAAACTCATTCAAGTTTAGGGGATTTCTTCTCTCAGCAGCCTTTCCTCTTGCCTTTGAAGTGGAAGCCGCTGTCGAACGATTTCCTGCCTGAGCCTTCGCCCATCACCTTATCGCAGCACCCATCTTGCGGACGCCACAACGGATAGTGGGCACTACACTTGGAAAGAAAGTCCATCAGTTGATTTTTTAACACATCGGCATCGTTCTTTATCCACTGACGAAGCTGTGCCAGGTCTTTGATATCTACGGCTTTGCTGTTGTCACTCTCACGGATGGTGATACCTTTGTTGACGATGGTAGCCCAATGGAAAGGCAACGCCTGATAAACGGCATAGAACGACAAGGCGGGCGCAAGACGCACCACAAGGTCGCTGTTGTGCGCTGTGAGCGTGTTTTCGGTTATCTGTGCCTTGAGCTCAGTCATCAATGCTTCGCCCAGCACAGGCTCTATATGCAGCTCTTGCGCAATGCAGATGTAGGGTACAAACTCGGTAATGTCGGTGTTTGCTGTCACGGGAGAGTGCTGCTTAAAGAGGCTCTCGGTGATAAGTGGGATTTGTATGTATTCGTTCATTTTATGTTTTTGTTTAATTGTTTTTTTACTTGATATGCTTTCTTTTATCCTCTCTTTGTCCTTAGGGGGTTGCAACTTCGTCCTTCGTCCTTAGGGGTTTGCAACCCCGAAGTCTTACTATAAGGATTTTAAATCCTGATGAACTGAGTTATTGGCACATTCTTATATAGCCTTATCAGAAATCTGCTCTACGATATCCAAGTCACGCAATTCGAGCTTCTTATATCCGTTGTTGATCGTAAAAATGCTTAGTGTGTCCAGTATCCGTCGGCGAAGCTGGTGAATAACGGTCTGGTTGTAAAGCACAAACGAGTTGATGATCTCGTTGGCATTACCCGACAGATTGCCCGAGCCCGACAGTCCCGCCAAGGTAGGCGATGTAAGGCGATGCGCGGAAATAATCTTCTGAAAAATAATCTCATCCACATTGTTGTACAAGTCGGCATTGTTGCTTGCCGTGTACGAGGTCACCACAGGCTTCACCTCCTGACTTTCGCCCCAAAGTACCACAATGCTATTTGCACCATTTGTGCCTGCATAGCTGCGTTCTATATCGGTCTGAAACTGGTCTTTCTGATCTTCGCTCGGGTTGCTCGGCATGGTGATAATGGTAGAGGGCACAAAGCCGTTGTGGATAGAGTTGCGGTAGAATTTGCCCAGCAATCCGTCCGCTTCGATGTAGTTCAACGCCGAGTAGTATTGCGGTACAGGGTAATGGTCGAGGCTTGGTGCATAGTCTTTGTAATAGTACAGATACGGGACGCCCTTTTGCATCTCCTCGCTGCCGTAGGCTTTTATCGCCACGGGTGCATACTTGCCCGCTGTGCGTCGCCAGTCGTTAGACAGATAGAAGCTGAGGTTGATGCCAAAATCGTTCACCTCGCCTATCCTCACCTTACTAAAGTCGGTATGGTAGAGGCTCATGCTCTTGCCGTTTTCGTTGAGGATGATCTGGAAGCAATACCCGCCAAAGGTGACATAGTCTTTGGCTACCTTTTCGATGAGGTCGTCCCAGCTATCGTTTGGATTGGGCTGACCGTAATACTCTGCTCCGTCAATTCCCGATCCGCAGATATAAGTCACTTTGTTTTCTATCACTGCCTGATTGATTGCCGACTCGTTGTTGAGCTCTATAATGCGCTGTGGCAGGAGGTTGTCACGATCGTAGTTTATCCAGCCTTTGTGGTTTTTGGTAAAAGTGGGATACGTGCGCACGGTATCCGACAGCTTAATTACTGTGTACGTTTTTTCTTCTTTTCTCATATCGTTTTTGATGTTATCAATTACATCAATAGATAATTATTGGAGAAAATGATGAAAAAGAGGGGGATTCTTTATAATAATCGAGATACTTCGGTAATTAGTGTGGCGGAGAGGAGTTCGTATGAAATAAAAGATAGAGGAGATAAAAAAAGATATATGATAGTTAATAATACGAATCAGATTATTTTAAATTTTTATCATCACGTTTAATAATACCTTCTTTAATAAGTTCCTCCCTGGCTTGGCGTTCCAGTTCTTTTTTGCGTTCTTTCTGTATTATCTTCCTTTTTATAGCATCTTTTTCCATCCTTTCCTCTTCAGCAATCAACTCTTCAACCTCTTTTATTATCCTCTGTTTTTCAGCCTCTATTTGATCCCTATAACGTAACTTTATAGCCTCTCTTATTTTTTGTTCCCTGGTTTCCATTACATTAAGCTATTTAATTTTTGTTCTAATTCACATTCTGTAGCAATCAAAACTTCACGAGATTTACTACCTTGCGCAGGTCCTACAATACCAGCAGCCTCTAATTGATCCATAATACGACCGGCACGGTTATACCCTATACTAAATTTACGCTGCACTAGAGATGTAGAACCCTGTTGATGTACAACTATTAAGCGTGCAGATTCCTCGAATAGAGGATCTCGATCATTTAAATCTATACCATAATTAGAATACATTAAAGAATCGTCTAAACTATATCTAACAGGAATATAAGGAAGCTCTTTTTTTGCCTCCTCAAAAGCAATAGATCCTATATAAAATTCAACATCTACATCGTCTAATATGTCTTTTATTTTTTTGGGTTCGGGAGCAGGTTCGGGCTCGCATTTTATCTCAGGATACGGGTCTGGATCTACAGTATCACAATTGTGTTTACACTCCGGCGTAAGATCCTTTTTTTGAGTAAGTTTACGCTTGTCCCTTTTATCCAACAATAGAAATAGAATAATAAAAACAATTACAACTATTAAAGAAAAAACTAAAGTATTCACAGTATCTCTATTTAAGTCTTCGTAAAAATATAAAAAAAATTAACATTAATACTTATTAATACTATAGTATATTCCTCCACCCTCTCTAATTTACAAATCTTTATATTAGAAAATATTGAGTTTACACCCCCCCAAAAAAAGTTTATCTTTCTACAACTCTCCCTCTATAAAATACATTCCAGTTATCCGCACCGTAACCGTCTTCCGAGTATTCGAACGATGAAGCCGAAGCCTCTTCGACTACCCTCCCCTGATAAAATACTTTCCAGCTATCTTTGCCATAGCCACCGCCCAGATACTTAAATGAATTAGCAGAAGCATCTTTTATTTTTTCTCCACGGAAATACACGTCAAAGTTATCTTTTGAATAACCACCGCCCAGAGACTGTAGGTTTTTACTGCCAACGGCTTTACCTCTAAAGAAAGTCTTCCAGTTATCCTTGCCGTAGCCGTTCTCCGAATATTGGAACGATGAAGCCGAAGCATCTTCGACTACCCTCCCCTGATAAAATACTTTCCAGTTGTCTTTTCCATAGCCGCCTCCCAGATACTTAAATGAGCTAGCCGAAGCGTCTTCTATTTTCCGTCCTCGAAAATAGACGTCAAAATTATCTTTTGAGTAGCCGCCTCCCAATGATGTTATCTTTCTTTGGCAAGTACCCCTCACTTTGGCAGACTCTTGTGAATGATGCTCTATAGCCCACAAGTCAGCAGAATGAGTATATAAAAGTGTCAATATAAATAATGCAATCAACTTTTTCATGGCATTTACATTTATAGTTTTATTCTTATTAGAATATAAATCTTGGAGAAGGTTTAATTGTCTCAAACGAAAAACTGCTGCGTCGCAGAGGATTTGTAATCTTCGTTACAGGGGATTTGCAATCCCCTGCTTTACTTTCCCTCTGTGATACAGACAATAGAAAGGGTTTTATTCCTATCAGATTTGAAAACTCCGATAGCTAAAAAACTAGTTCTCTTTTACACGTTCTTTCAATTCTTGTATTTCTTTATTTTGGGTTTCGATCTTCTTATCCTGCTCTATAACGTATAAGGTCAATTCTTCTATCTTTTGTAGAAGTTTGGCTTGCATTTCCACCACATTTATGCCATCTTTTAATACTTCTTTTTCGCTAGGAATATTAGGAAGATGCTTATTCTCTTTTATATGACTCTCTACTTCCGAGAGTGATGGAAGATTGTAATTTTCGTCGAAAACAAAATCAGACCATCCGGTAGCTTCTATTTTCACTTCTTTGCTACGGATAGTACCGTTAATATCAAGTTGGTCACCTTTGATTGCGCCAACTACATCTAGTTTAGCTGTGGGTGTTGTAGTCCCGATTCCGACTCCTTGACTTGAAGCCACAAACCAACTACGCCAACTAAGATCACTCCAATGAGTATGGCCTACAGAGAATATATCACTACTGCCTCCATCATCTCCAATATTTACTCTAAGTTCGGTTTGGTCTTTGGTTTTTACATATTTGGCCATCCATACGGGGTCTCCAGACCAGTCTATTCCACCAAAATTTAGTTTAGAACCCAAACCTGTTTTATCGGGAATATCTCTAGTCCCGGTCCATATTTCTCCTCTTGCCGTAAAACTCGCAGTAACTTGAAGATTTCCTTCAATCGTCTGAGTTTGTGCATATAAAATAACCGTAGGAACACAGAGTAAAATTGTTAGAATTGTTTTTTTCATAGCATTTTGTTTTTAATATATATTCACATTTTAAAACACATCACCAAATATACAAAGAATCGCCCTATTCATCATCTTCCCACAAAATTATCTATTACTATACAAACAACTAAAAAACGTATGGTAACAGTAGAATTAAACAACGTAAAACTAGAAATCCCCGAAAGCTGGAGCGACGTAAAACTATCACGCTACGAAAAACTTTACATGCAAAAACCCGAGACCAAGCTCGATCAGGTGCATTTCGTTGCCGATGTGTGTGGCATCGATGCGAATGTACTGCTGGAATCGCCCGCACAGGTGTTTAATGCCCTTGTCGAGATTGTTGACTTTGTGTTCGACAGCGAACTGCCCCCTGCTAACACAGTAAAAGTGGCAGACACGGAATACTTCGTATCCTTTGCCGACAAACTCACCCTCGGCGAATGGGTCGATGCCGAAAACGTGATCGGTAGCGACAGCGAGTGCAAACTCTCCGAACTGCTGGCTATACTTTGCCGCCCTGCTGGAGAAAAGTACAACCCTGACCTCTTGGGCGAACGTACCGAAATGTTCAAAAACCTGACATGCGATAAGGCACTGCCGCTGATCAGTTTTTTTTTATCCAAAAAGAGAGAATACGAAGCGATTTTGAACCACTATTCGACGGTAATGGCTCAAGCCGCCCGGTTTCTAAAGGATACAAAGACTTTTGCAATAAATGGGGGTGGTATAAAACGATTGCCGATCTGGCAGAGGATAAGATACACCTATTTGATACGATCACTCGAAAAACAGTTGGCGAAGTGTTCGGATTTCTCCTCTACAAAATAGACAAGTCGCACGCCGAAGAAGACCAGTATAAGTTTGAGAGACAGATGAAGAGGTGACCCCACCTCTTTTCATCATTTTCTAAGAAAATTATCTATTAATAAACACATCCTAAATTTTTAGAAATGATAGAAAGTATAATCGACATTTTCAGACAGCAAGCCCGTGAGCACAAGCTTATAAAAGCCTTCTATTATGGGCGCAATTACGAGCTGGGTAGCGGCAAAGAGGCCTATCCCCTCTTTTGGCTCGAAGACCCTTTGCGGGGCAACAACCGAAACAATACATTCTCCAACTCGGTGAGCTTTTCAATCCTTTTTCTACCGCAAAGTGAAGAATCGGTAAGCTACTTGCAAAACCTTGCCTTCTCTACCGGGCTGAATATCATAGAGCGCATCAAGCGAGAGCGTGACACGCTGGGCATCGCCATCACTCCCGATTGGGACTATATGACACTCAGCGATTACTACGACGACAATGCGGCGGGCTGCCGTTTCTCGGTCAGCTTTACACAGGCAAACATGCAAAACCTATGCCTTATCGATCAGCAGTTTGATACAAACAAGGAGTTCGAAAAAGGTGGGGCATTAAAGAGTTTCGACTTGTCGCCTGCCGGCAATTGCGAAGTGTTTGTGAATAAGTTTCCCGATTTTGACCTGAAAACAAAGAAGTAATAAATCTAAAGCAATGACTCCCGCACTAAAAAAAGCAATAGATCAGATAACGAACGAAATAGCCATTCTTGCAGGCGATATTTTCAAAGACGACAAAGTCAGCAACAACCCCAAGGTGAATAAAAACACACTGCGAGAGAAGGCGAAAGACGTGAATGTATCGTGGCGAGCGGCAAACGGAAATATTGTGATCGAAGCCTATTTCGACAACTATATCACCTTTCTCGAAAAAGGCAGAGCACCCCGCAAAGGCAAGTTTCCGCCATTGGACGAGCTACGAGACTGGGCACTAGCGCGAAACATCCCTACCGACAACAGCACTCTGTTTCTCATCGCACGTGCCATCTGGCGAGACGGACACGAAGGGCGTCCCATACTGGCAACATTGGGGGAAAGGATAGACCGTAAGTTTGAAACCGAATGGTACGACCAACTTTTTGAAGCAACGATCGACGAACTGAATAGATATTTCAACTGACGGATAGATAAGTAATCAGCAATAGTTATTCAGGTATTTTGTATCGTTCTTTCGGATTTGCAATCCGAAAGTCAATCCGAAAGTCATTCTTATCAGGATTTAAAATCCTAATAGTAAATCTTCGGGGTTACAAACCCCGAAGGACGGAGCGGAGCTCCGTTCAGGATGACAAAGCAATAAAACATCAACATTTTCATACAACTAAAACAACAACACAATATGGGATACTTTATTAACGGCTCCGACATAGCCAAAGCAACAATAAAACCCGCAAAGGTCTCTCTGGCGGGTAACCCCAATTATATACAGTTCGAAGCCAATATTGCAGCAAAAGGCAAGCCGGTAGAGATACAACTCAAGCTCACAGGGTGTGGCTATGTCTTTATCAGACCCGATGTGCACGGCATAAAGATATACGAGAATATATCCTCGTTTAGCATCATAGAGGCCGAATCGGGCAAAGAGCATAAGTTTGAAGGCACATCCGACCCGGATAAACTAAACGAGCCCGGGGCTTTCTATCTGGGCAAATTCCATGACTATGCGGGTCCTGCCTGGCAATACGAATATCACAACACGGCACTGGCTCTGAAAGAAGGTTTGGAGAAAAATGAGTTCTTCAAGAATTTCACAATCTCCATATCGTCCGATGACAATAAAACAATAAACATAGTATCCAACGGTAGCGGAAAAGAGTATGTCTTCTCGTTTGTTTTTCGAAAAAACAGCAATGGCAGAAACAGAACTTTTTTCGATGTCGCAGGCAATCCCGCAGAGACCTATCCCGCAGGCACAGACACACTGGCTATCGGTTACGACAACGTGGGGATACACCTCGACATGCACAAAGACACAGGCATATTCCTTGGCGAAGACGACACCCCCTCGGACAGCAATATGGGCACAAAGGCAATAACCCTTACCAAAGCATATTCATATACCCCGCTGTGGTTCAACACGAATATACTGGAAAACAATACGATACCCACAACCTTCCTGAAGGCAGAGGACTGGGTTGACACGGGAACGATCAAAGATTTTCGGTTTACAGCCAAACGTGTAATTACCGACAAAACCGTTTCTCACACCACGCCGTTTTATCATTCGCCTGTGCTCTACTCCATCGCCGGATACAACCGCACGTTGGAGAAAAACGACCTTTCGCATTATGTGTTCGATACAAAAGAAAGGCTTAAAAATCCCGAAGCCATCAAGAAGGTAAAGCCGTTGACAAATCAGCCTCAGCTCTTTCATATAAAGGGGCAAACACAGTATTTCAACTTCATACTGTCCGATGCCGAGCATAGCAAAAGCATTGCTGAGGAGTATCGGTTTGGCATCTGTTATGAGCTACTATCACAATCGGGGCAAATGATTGCAAAAGAAACTAAGCACCTGAAAGCCCGCAAGGATTTTTTTATGGTAAACACCATCAAGCTTGATATCGACAGCCTGCTCCATCAATACCCCAACACAGGCATTGTTCGTGCATATCTGATCTATTCGGGCAACGAGTCGCAAGCCATACAGATAAGCCACGAACTGACGTTCGGCATACTTCCCGAATGCTTGTATAAGATAAAGGATTTTGCATTCCTCAACCGACTGGGCGGATGGAGCAGTTTCAATTTTTCGGGAACGGAACATACCGATTTCAAGGCTGAGGCAAATACAATATTCAAAACGCAAACGCCTCATTTTACAACGAGCAGCGACATCGAATCGGTGTATAGCAAAACCGTTACCGAGCAGTTCACCGTGCAAACAATGCCTCTCCGCAGGGAAGTATGCAACTGGCTCAAGGAAATGAGTGCGTCACGTATGGTTTACGAGCTGGCAACACAGCGGTACATCATTGTGGATGAAATGAATATAAAGCCAAATTCGAAGGACGAGCTTTACAGGGTGGAGATGAAGTATCATTATTCCGATTCGTATAACTAGCCAATAGGCACCGTTCACCGTCCTTTCGGATTTGCAATCCGAAAGTTGTTCTTATCAGGATTTAAAATCCTTATAGTAGAGCTTAGGGGTTGCAAACCCCTAAGGACGGAACGAATGTAGGGGCGAACCCTTGTGGTCGCCCGCATATAAAAGGACAGGGACAAGCGACTGTCCCTACCTACACCGTTCGCCGTTCTTTCGGATTTAACTACGTTACACTCCGTTGATTGCTAATTGCAATCCGAAAGTTATTGCAATCAGGATTTTAAAATCCTTATAGTAAGACTTAGGGGTTACAAACCCCTAAGGACGGAAGAGACGAAGGACGGAAATGACAAAGAAAAAAAGAGAAGAAGGTACGAAAGAAAGGGAGACAGAAAACAACAGAAAATAAACAATGAATACAACAACCGTATTTGACAAAAATCTGAAAGCTTACAACTACCCTTACAGGTACATTGTAAACAAAGGTTCTACACGCTCGTCGAAGACATACAGCTTATTGCAATTACTGTTCTTCATTGCCGAATATTCGGATAAGCCGAGGGTAATATCCATTGTGTCGGAATCGATGCCGCACCTCAAAAAAGGTTGTATCAGAGACTTTAAAGAAATTCTGCAAAAGGAGAATAAATGGAACGCACGACAGTGGAACGCAACGGACAAGATTTACAGGATAAACAACTGTATTATCGAATTTTTCTCGGCAGACAACCCATCGAAAGTACATGGCCCGAGCCGAAATATATTGTATATCAACGAGTGCATAAACATAGAATATGAAGTGTTCAGGCAATTGGCTATCCGTACCACCGATACGATATTTTTGGACTGCAACCCCTGCTTTGAGTTCTGGCTCGACCAGAAAGTACTGCTAAACGACGATGCCATTCTTATCCACTCCACATACAGAGACAACGAGTATCTGACGGAGGCTCAGGTGAAAGAAATAGAATCGAACCGAGGCGACAAAAACTGGTGGCAGGTGTATGGCGAAGGGCTTACAGGCTCGCTCAAAGGGTCTATTATGACAAATTGGGAGATAGTGAAAGCGATGCCCCATACTTACAAGAACCGCTGGATAGGGATAGATTTCGGCTTCACCAACGACCCTACGGCGATAGTAGACATACGCCTGTCGGAAGGCGAGCTGTGGATAGACGAATTGCTATACGACAAGGGTTACGACAATATGATGATATCCAACGCCCTGCGGTCTTACGGCATAGCGCAAGACATCCCTATCGTAGCCGATAGCGCAGAGCCGAAGAGTATCAGCGAGATAAGGTCGCAAGGATGGAGAGTAGAGCCGGCACAGAAAGGCAAAGACAGCATCGTTACAGGTATCTCGATACTCAACCGTTACCGCAAGCGCATCACGCAGCGAAGCACGAATATCATCAACGAGTACCGCAACTATCGCTGGCAGACCGACATCAACGGCGAGGCTACAAACCGCCCCATCGACCGCTACAACCACTCGATAGATGCGCAACGGTATGTTTGCCTCAACAAGCTGATGAAACGTGGTTCGGAGTTGAGCTATTCGATCATAAAGGGAAAGAGATAGATATGTTGGTCACGAAACAACTATCATGCTCCATAAAGTCAGGATGACAAAAGCAACAATAAAACATTTACAAATCAATACAAATCATGAGCATAGAACTATACATCAAAAACCGCCTTTGCGACATCAACAGTCCCGAGAGCCTCGGCATACGGCTAAAACGCCAGTTTATCAATCCTGCCGAGTTGAGCGTGAAAGACGCACAGATGTCTTACGAGATAACGCTGCCTGCCACACCGAACAACAACGAGATTTTCAGCCATGTGAATGTGGAGGAGGTACAGGGCAAGTTTCGCATCTACGAAGACGCTCGTCTGTATGTGGATGGTATCCTTATCCTCGACGGTAAATTCCGCCTGAGTGAAATCACGCAAGACAGTTACAAAGGCAACTTGGGAGTGCCCGCTCCCCTCACCGCAAAAGATATTTTTGGCGAAACGATGATGAATCAGGCAGGGAAGTGGCTTATCCCATTTACAGGGGTAGACGATATCACTCGATACAATACCGGGGGGCACGACAAATCGGTATATGGAGAAATATCGCCTTGTATATTTCCGTTGGTGCTGTATGGGTTGTTGCCGAAGGACACTAATAATAAAAACATTACAGATGAGTTTAAAGTTACTTTAGATGATTCGGTATTATTGGATGTAAAAGATATTCCTCCTTCTGTTAATTGTATTCACATGTTAAAGCAAATATTTAAGAATGCCGACTATACTCTTACCGGAGATGCCCTGAACGATGAAAGGATAAATAATTTGTATGTCAGTTACAAGAATCCGGAAGAATTCAGAATGGTATGGAGCGCCTCCAGAATGAGAATCAAGGGCACTTGGGGAAACTATATGGAAGATAATATCAACAAAAAGGAAACACAATATAATACTTTAGAGAAAGCGGGTACAAATCTTATGTCGATCAACACTGATTTGTTTCATTCACAGAACATAAGAATAAGTGAAAGAGAAGACCCGGGCGATAATATAAGTGTGGAAGACAGCAGAGTAGCAAAAGTTGTAAAGATAATTGTCCCAGAGGATGGGCTTTACAAACTTGATTTTGACGTTAATCTATCTATAAAATCTGCCTCGCTCTCTACTGATAGAGGCCCGCAGATTATTCCGGGAACTTTTGGTAGCCCCATGTATGAGGTAAAAGTTTTGAGATATACTGAGGGAACATTTCTTCCGAAACAACATTTCGATAATTCCTTTTACGAGGATAACCTTAATCAAAAGGAGGGACAAAGCGGAAATAAATATCCAAAGCCTCACGAGGTGACATTTATAGATCCGAAACAAAACCTGAATATGATATGCGGTTTTTCATGGGGTGGAGAGTCTTCCTCATACTCAACTTACAAAAACCCTACAGTGACAGATGGTGTACAGCACAACCCAATGGCAATAAGCGGTGGCGAGTCATGGAGCTTTGATTTACCCGAAAACACAATAAAAGATCGATTCTATTCAGCCGTAAAAAGTACAGGTTATATCTATAAGGACGGAACTGATGCATCCCTATTTAAAGTAGAACTGGAGAATGCACCTGCAACAAAAACAGCACGAAGTACCGGTACTGCAACCGGACATATATCTCAGATAGTCTGGCTGAATGCAGGAGAACGCATCGCCGTAGTATCCACATCCACTTACGAAAAGTCTAACAGGGGCTGGAACAATCATAGTATTGAATTTGATCTCTCACTTACCCCATTCAGTCCATACAGAAGTTGGCTTACTGTAGAGAAGAATGGCTCTAGTAAACCCGGTATCCCAATGAATTGGAATGACCCGGCTTCTTTTGACGAAGGAAATTTAAATTTGACTAATTTCTTACCTAACGGAATAAAAATCAATGATTGGATAGACAACTTCTGCAAGGCTTATAACCTCAAGCTTACTCATAAAGGGGATATTAATTTTGAACTAAGAATAAAAGGCAACGAAATTGTTCATTCTCTGGATAATATAATAGATATCGATAGATATGCAAATATTCGACAACATCGGAACGAATCGCTAAAACTGCCTTATATGTATGAATTGGGTTTTACAATTGATACAAACGAAGAAGGTTATTACCGGACAATGAAAAATAAAATAGATGAAAACACCGGCAGGGAGACGGACGAAAAACTCACCAATTCGGGGAATAATGGTGGTGGACAATATTATACAGGCAGTAATGAAACAAATAAAATAACACAAACATCGACATTCTCTTACAACTGGTACAAGAGGTTACTTGACAGTAAGGGCGAATTCGTCATTGAAGTACCTATCATTTCCGAATATGAAGCTTGGGATGGAGATTATGCAGAAATGTTAAAGAAAAGATATTATGATAAAGCCCAACGTTTTTGGTATAAGTCAGGAATATTTAATATTGAAACCATAAAGAACAGGAATGTACAGGTTGCCCTTGTTTCTAACGAATATAATGATACTTATAAAATGATATTGGATTATGAAAACAAAACCGATTCGATTATGAAGAATTTCTTCTTCCTGCTTGACAACAGCAACGATTATACAATAATTGATTGCATACTTAGTGCGGAAGAGTATAAAAATTTAAATAAATCGCTTATCCGATTCAACGGAGACCTTTATAACGTAGCTGAAATAGATGGTTATGACCCTTTGGGTAAGAATCAGGCAACACTAAAACTCATTCGTAAAATAACATGAAGCAAAAGGGAGCTAATTAAATAGCTCCCTGTCTTATTTCTCTATTTTGGTTAAACTACCCCAACCTCTATCTTCTGTAAGCTCATGAGTATATTTCAGCCTACCATCTTCTATTATATACCTTCTTATATCTGAAGAAAGGGGATTATACATAAAAGCCTTGTCGTTTATGCTGTACTTATCATACCTCAATTCCATAGTATACTTTCCATTGGGATGAAAATATACATTATATACTTTGAAATCTTCAGAAAAGCATATTCCCCTATCGGTATCCCAATTGAACCTCCATACCCCCTTTATCGGATTATATCCTTCGGGCTTAAAATTAGGGTCGTCCGGATCGTTCCAATCGCCGTTCCATACAAATTCTTGGGGTTTCTTCGTTTCCTCTTCCATATCACCTCCACACGAATAGAAGGTTACAAACAGGCTGAGTAGTAGGATAATTGATAGTAGTTTCTTCATATTTTGTCTCGGTTTGTTTGACTGTAAAGATATAGAAAATAGCTGAGCAAGCAAGTATTTTTGTTAAAATGGGATTTCTGCGTATCGAGAAAGTAATAATCGAGAAACGGTTTAACCAAAAAGTGATTTCTTATTGCTACTTTCGTCTTTTGAATAAATTGTGACAAAAAAACAGAAACCCGACGATCGCTTTATGAAAAAAGTTGCCTACAGTGCTTTATATAGCCTTTTATATCTTCTAGGTCTTATTATTCTATATCTGATAATAGGGTATATAGTAGAAAAACTATACGGCTATCCCCAACAATCGAGCGATGCGTATTTATTATATAATCCTTTTGTGGTTGTAGGAAAAACCATGAAAGCATATATTGTAGGGCTAATTGTCTCTATCAATATTCTGGTTTATCTTTTCATTAGCAAGAGGATGGATAAGTTTTTGTTTATCCCATTTGTTACTATATCGGCTATGCTTCTGACGATATTTGTGTATGCTCTTTTCTTTTAAAGTATCGAAATTACTTCCTCTTCTGATCGTTTCGGTATTGCTCCAACTGCTTATTTATTGACTGCCCTGTTTTGGAGGTTAGATCATCGGGAACGTTATAACTATCGCAATGAAACGAGCAATAGTTACAATTCGGTGCACATTCCCTGTCGCAATTCGGATAATTGCACTGATTAATACCAAGCAATGAATTGATTACCATACATGAATTGAGGGAGATAAAAAAAGATAGGATTAAAGTTCGGGTTAGTGTTTTTTTCATATTTGTAATTTAGAAAGCCATTCGCTACAAATTTAATAAAATTTCAAGAGGAATAAAATAAATAAGAAGCCCGCGAAATCACTTCGCAGACTTCCCAACCTTAACACAAACTTTACAAAACTACAGACATAAAACAGCCCACCTCCGAAAAAGTTCGCTGCATAACGCCGAAAAAGTGTAAAAAAATATTAATTTTTCATTTTAGATAGAGTAAACCTGTCGGAAAGGGTGAGTTGTTGGAAAAGATAACCACGTTTGCAAGACAAAATATTTCGAAGTAAAATATATTTCATTTACTTTGACAAACACATTTATGACAACTATTACAAAATGAACAATAAAAATATTTCATTATCATTCATTGCCCTTATTGCTTTTTTAATTATATATCCAATCAACTATTACTATCCTTTATTAGCTGATGATTTCTCATACTCATTTGTATTTAACGAAAATAAAAGAATAGAAAATTTATTTGATATAGTCACCTCACAACTTAATCACTATGAAATATGGGGAGGAAGGACAGTTGTTCATACTATTGCTCAATTGCTTTTAATGATAGACTTTCGTATATCCAGTATTTTTAACGCATTGGCATATATAATATTAATATACTCAATATATAGAATATCTATAACGAACAGTAAACTAACCATATATTCTTCAATATCATTATTGCTTTTAATACATGTTTTTATTTGGTTCCTACAACCTGAGTTTTGCTCTAATGTAATATGGAAAACTGGAAGTGCCAATTATCTGTGGGGATCATTAATCGTTATAATGTTTATGTATCCTTATTACAATTATATAAACATACGATTATATAAAGAAAGTAATGTTAGAGCAATACTTTTCTTTCTGTGTGGAATAGTTGCAGGGTGGACTAATGAGAATTTAGGAATAGCACTTATCATGTTCATTTTATCAACAATAATCTTGTGCAAATACTATAAAATTAAAATACCGAAATGGTCTATCATCGGATTAACGGGAACAATTATCGGATACGCTTTTATGATCCTTGCACCGGGCAACTATAAGAGAGCTGACATTATTATTCAAGAGTACAACAAACAGGGTTTGGCAGAACATGACATCCCTCTTTACATTCTACAAGTGGCTATCAACCATTTTCAAAGCTATATATTACCCCTACTAATAATATGGGCAATTGCACTACTTATTTTTTTATTCACCAATCGTCGTGAAAGAAAGAATATGGTGCTAAACTCCTTATTATTCATCCTTTCAGGTCTTTTTTCTTTTTTTATAATGATTCTATCCCCTACATTTCCTAAACGAGCACTTTTTGGAACTATTATACTTATCATTATTGCGATTGCGATCCTTGTTTGTAATATTAATCTAAAAATAAAATATTCTAAATTAACATACGCTATCGTCATTGTTTTTATGACATGTATATTCTCTTATGATTATGCTAGAAAGCTTATTACAATAAAAGAAGTTCACGATTTCTGGGAATTAAGAACTACCTACTTAGAAGATCAGAAAAAGAAGGGTGTGAGGGATATTGTTTATAGAGATAAACTAAAGCAATACCATTCCAAATATGGATTTTCTGATTTAAGTTCAGACCCTCATGTTTGGTGGAATACTGACTATGCAAGATATTATAATATTAATTCGGTTGCCGTTATTTCAGATTAGATAAACATATAGATAAAAATATGTAAATACGGGAGTATATGAACACATTATAAATTACAAACCTATTACCCAGACTTGGTACTGCCAAAACAGATCAAAAAGAATAAAACAACTAAATTTTTAATAAAAAGCAACTGAAACATAGCCATATTTACAAAATTTAATTAAATTTACGATTCTAGAATAAAATGTGTATAAGAAACACATGTAATTTTAACATTAACTAGAGACAACAGCCGTTATTTTTTCTGAAACATCTTAAAAGACAAGAACTTTAATATAAATACTATGAGAAAAATAATTTTTATTTTTTTATCTCTACTTTTTTGTTTATTGATTCATGGTCAAAAAAAAATTGTATTTGATTATGATAAATCTGGCAATAGAGAAAAACGTACAGTAATAAATTTAACTAAATCAGCTAAGGCCGTACAGGAAATTATTACAGAACAGGTTGAAGAAAGGGAGATAAAGGTATACCCGAATCCAACCCAAGGTCAGATTAAAGTTGAAATTTCAAACAATGCAGATATTAACACATGCACAATAACTATAAACTCGTTGGGTAGTGGCAGGTTAATTACTCGAAAGAAAGCAACCTTTCCGACAACTGAAATAGATTTGAGTAACCAACCTAATGGATTCTATATCATGGTTATAAATATAGACGGGAAAATAGTATCATGGAAAATCATTAAACAATAA